GATTCCGGGCGAGGCCTCCAATCCCTTTTATCATGCGCTGATTTCCTTACGGTTTTCGGCTTCATTGTCCCGCCGGGTTTCCACCCATTCAGATGGCGGGACAATTTTGTTCGCGGTTTCGTTCTTCGAGAGCGTGATTTTGGCCGCTCCGGACCCGGCCAGCCGGCGCCGATTGGCCTTCTTCGTGTAGAGCGCGGCCTGCTTCGGCGATTCCCATCCGAAGGTTGCCATCAGCTCGTGTTCGGATGCGCCGTTGTCTGCGGCGATCGTCGCGCCGGCCTTGCGGATGCCGTGGCTGGAGCAATGGTTCAGTCCGATCGTGTCGCACCACTTGCGCATGCGCTGACCAAGGCCCTTCACCGAGAAAGGTTTGTCCCATTCGTTGATCAGGAAATGCATGTGGCCCTTGCGGGAAACGCGCACCGCTTCGATGGCGGCCTGCAGCTCCGGCGCCACCGGCATATCGACCACGACCTTGTTCTTCTGGGCGCGGAAGCTTAGGTAGCCCTTGTGCACGTGCTGGCGCCCCATCACCGCCGCGTCGGACACGCGCACGCCGGTGTAGAGCATGATGCACATGCACAGGTGCGCCATGGTGCCGAGCGGGTAGGCCTCCAGGAAGCGATTGATCTCGGCTTCGCTCCAGGTGTGGTGCCCCTCGGACTTGTGCTTGACGCGCTCGACCGCCAGGACCGGGTTCTTCTTCGCGTGCTTGTACTCGATGGCGAAGGTGAACAGGTGGCTCATCGCCTTCAGGAAGGTGTTAGCCGCGGCCGGCGTCGAAGCGCGTCGATCGCGCGCGGCGCGGATCACGTCCTCGGTGATGTCGACGACACGCTCGTTCCCGGCCGTCGACAGGACGACCTTGAGGATGTTCCGCCGTGCGCCCTGCGTGGCCTCAGCCAGCCCCTTGAACGCCGCGCTGCGGAAATACTCGTCGACCAGCCAGCTGAGCGTGCCCTTGGCGTCAGCCTTTGCGAGCGTGCCGTCTGAGCGCCTTGGCTGCGGAAGCTTCTTCAGGCCAGCCCAATAGGCCTCCATGAAGATTTCCTCACCCGGCTGGCCGGGCAGGCGAGCCTTGGTCTTTTCGCCGGGCAGCCGCAGATAGTACCGAGTGATCCCTTCCGAGACATCGGTGGTGACGTACTTCAGGCGCGCGGTGGTGGTCATGCCGAGCATTACAGCACGATCTCCCGCTTCTTCGGCAAGGGCGTGCCGGGCTGGGCCTCATCCTCGTCGCCGTCGATAGCATCGAATGCCTGATCCAGCTTCCGAATGTCCCAGATCCTGCGGCCGTCGATCCGCTTGGCAGGGGGCATCCGGTCGCTGGCTACGAGCTCGAGGAACTTCGTGACCGAAACGCCGATGTAGTCGGCGGCCTCGACGCACGACAGCCCACGCCGCGGCGCCGGCCGGATAGCCGCGTCGTCGGGTGCGAGGAAGGGCATCGGAGCGCGCGGCATCCTCACCTCCCGCCCATATGCGGCCAGTCGCCGGGGGCGTCCTGCATAGGCTCGGGGATGGTGCGCGAGTTCGCGATCCACAGTGCGGCTCGGATCAGCGCGTAGATCGCGATCATCACGATGCAGCCTAGGGTGAAGGCTTGCCAGGCTGTCATCGAGGCGGCTCCCCAACTTCAAGCATTACCGGCGGATGCTGCGTGCCAAGCACGCGGAGGATGATCGGCGCGCCGCAGACGATGCGGGCGATCTCATCCGGCGTCGGGAGCCATGCTGTTTCCATGGCGGGCGTCCCGGGTCCTCCGACGGAGCACTCGATTACGACGTCGCGCAGCGGCAAGCCGAGATAGCCTTGGCTCTTGCCTAGGACGCGTGTGCAGCCTTCGATACGACCGATCTGCATCACGCTCTCCCTCGCGCCTCAAGAGGGCCAAGTCTCTCGCGTGCCATGATTTCTTGGACGCGGACCTTGGCGCCCTCGAGCACTGTCTCGATCACGATGTTGTCGCCGCCGAGCTTAAACATGCCGAGCACGACGCCAGCAATGACGCTCTCCAAAACGATCATGACGTCCTTGTAGTCGCCACCCGCCCTCAGCGGCGGGGCCACGATCGACTTCACGATTTCGCCGACAATGCGGTTGTGGAGTTCGGTCTGAGCGCTCATGCCATCACCTCGTAGAGACTGGCCAAGCCGACCGCGAACGGCCCGACGACGGTGATCAGGAAGGCAGCTGCGACGTCGCCAACGCGATCGACGGTCCAGGCGTTGGTGATCCGGGCGTCATCGACCGCGCGGCGCTCGATGCACCAGAGGCGAATGCCGATCTTGCCGCTGGGCGGATAACGGTCGAAAGCCTCGGCTGCGAGCTCGGGATCCAGATACTGAGGCAGGGCAGGGATGGTGCCGGCCTCGACGGCAGCGACGACCTTGCGGGCGCCGGCTTCGCTATCGGCTGGGATGTAGTAGCGGACGGTCATACGAACCTCCGGGGCGGAAGGGGCTTGCCGAGTGCTCGGGTGGCCGAGCGCTGCGGTGCGAATTTCGGGAAGGCGGGTCCGCGCAGCCGTGACGGCGGGCGAATGCCGAGCTCTGCGCGCTTGTTGCGCTTGGCCTTGGCTGCGCGGGCATGGTCGTCGGCGTCCTTCTCCGCCTTGCAGCGGTCGAAATGGGCCGGCCCGATGTTCTGGTCGTCGTCGGCGCCCCCGAGTTCCAAGGCCCGGAGGTGCTCCACGAACCAGCGCTCCTTGGTGCCGTCGATCTTCTGCTTGCAGGTGACGCAGACGCCGCCGGTATTCTCCCAGGCCTTGAGCGCGCGCGTTGGCGTCATCCGCCGGCGCTTGGTCGTTCCGACATCCTCACAGACGAAGGGCATCAGGCTGCCCTCGCTTCATCGGCGAACACCACGCCGTGCCGCGCGCCAAAGGCGGCGATCACCTCCATGAGGTCGCCCATCTCGGCTTTGCTCAGATCGGAAGACGATCGACCGATGTTGACAAAGCCTGTCCCATCCAGATTTGGCACTGCCCGGACCTCTCGCTTAAGCGCGTCCAGGAAGATCAGCTTCCAGTCGTCTGGTGCCAGCACAAGGCCGTGCCACGGCACCTGCCTCGCCACGTCAGTGAGCATCGCCCACATGCGATCGTTCTGCGGTAGCGACCGCTTGCTGGCCTTGATTTCCACGCGTGTCCCATGCGGCGCCTGTCGGACCCATGAGGCCGCGCGGTTCCGGCTTTCCTGGCTGTCGAGGATGACGAGGCGCCGGGTCATCACGCGGCCGCCTGTCGGTTGTAGGCGCGGACGCGGTCGACGATCATGTCGAGCTCGGCATTGAACTGGTCGACGGCCTGCGCGAGTTCGGCGATGTACGCCTCATCGCGGTATGCGCGCTTCACGAAGAGCGGCATGCCAGGCCAATAGACCGCGATGTCGATCCACTCGCGTTCCGACACCCATAGCTGGCCCTGGCACTGCGCCTTGTGCTCTGGCGGGAATTCTCCACGCAGCAGCACCTCGACCATCAGGTGAGGGAGCTTGGTCTTGATTTCGACCAGCCCGTCGGCGCCGATCAAGCTGTCGGGCGATGCGCCCTTGCGGCCGTTCCGGATGAAACCAACGCGCTCGCAGTCGCGGTCGACCATGAACTCGTAGAGCGTGCGGGCCTCCGCCTCCATTGCGTGACCGCGCTCGGTGTGAGCGTTACCGAAGCTCTCCATCGGCTGGCCGGTGATGATCTCGCCGGCGAGCTTGTAGAGGTAGGTCTGGCGCGTCTTGCTGTCGCCGCCGCTACGGCCCTTGGCAATCACGGTGGCGAACTCGGAAGCGGTCGGGATGCCCATGCGGGCCTGGAACCACTCCGGCGAGTTCTGATCGCAGTCGATGATCTGCATCACCGCCCCCCAGTTTTCGCGTTGAGCATGCGGACGGCTTGCTCGAACTTGGCGGCGGGGAGATCGGCGAGGCCTTCGATCTGGAAATGGCGGAGGAACCGCGGCTTGTCGGCTCCGACGCTTTCGATCAGTTCGACGATTTGGCCAAGCTGATCTTCGCTGATGGACGCAGTCTGCACCCCCGACGATTTGCCATCATCGTCAGCCGCCGCCGCAAGGCCCAAGGCGGCCTTGAGCGTATAGCGCTGCAGATAGGTGATAGCGCTTCCCATCTGCTGGATCAGATTCTTTTTGCCGCTATCGTCGCGCGGGCCCGTGAGCGTGTTCTCCTCGCTGTGACCATCGCGATGGGACACGATGCAGGTGACGCTGATCGGCTGGTTGATCTCCGACGTGGTTCGGAAGCGATAGGAGAGGCCGTGACGGGCCAGGATCGGGTCGACGGTCTTGGCGATCTCGCCGAGGTCTTCGTGCCGGTACTCCGTTTTGCTGCCGTCCTTGTTGTCGAAGCCGACGATCCGGTTCTTGCGAATAACGGGGATCTCGGCCTTGGCCGCAGCCAGCGCCTCGTCGAACGCCTTGCGGGCCCGGCCGGCTTCCCAGCGCTCCTGAAGCGCGAGGAGCTTCTCCAATGTCTCCGGATTGGCACCGCGCTCGACGGCCTGGCTGAGCATGGCCATGGGCGTGATGGCTGACACGGCATAGCCGGAAGGCGCGGCGTCGCTCTCAGGCGACAGAATGGTGAGGGCTGCATTGGCCATGGTGAACCTCAGAATTTCAGGGTGACGGCAGGGACGCTCCCGGCCACGATGGCGAGCACGACCTTCTTGGCCGCGGCTTCGCTGATGCCGCCGTTCTCAATCAGCGCTTCCTTGGCGGCGCGCATGACGTTGCCGCGGTGTTCCTGGTCGGCCTGCCGTCGGGCTTCCTCCACCGCGATGGCGTCCAGCCGGCGCTGTTCGGCGGCCTGAGCCTCGCGCTGGCGAGCCTGCTCAGCGGCCAAGGCCTGTTCGGCTTCCTGAGCTTTGCGCCGCTCGGCTTCGATCGCGGCCTCCGCATCAGCCTTCAGCTTCGCCTCGGCGGCATCGGCTGCACGCTTCTCGGCGTCGGCGATGCGCTGCCGCTCCTCTTCCTCAGCGAGGCGCTTCTCTTCCGCCGCCTGGGCGGCGCGCTCGCGCTCCTGGGCTTCAGCGCGCAGCTTCTCCAGCTCGGCGCGCTCAGCATCGGCCTTGACGATCGCAGCGCGGGCTTCCGCCAGCTTGGCGAGGGCCGCGAACTTGTCCTGCTTGGCGCGCGTCTCGCTGTCGCCGAACTCGTGGCCAATCTGGATTGCGTCCACCTTGGCAACGGTCGCGTCGATGCTCTCGACAGTCGAACCGGTCGGAACGACCGCAGCCTGTGCGAAGAAGGCGAGGGCGCTGACGATGCGGTCCTTGCGCTTCTTCTCGGCGTCTTCCCATTCGGTCAACGGAGCGCGAGCGAGGTCACGCAGAGCGTCGAGCTGCTGCTCGACCTTGGACTTGAGCGCATTGACGCCGGCAGTCTTCTTGCGCCAGTCCTCGGTCAGAGCGGCGCCAGCCGCTATGATCGGCGTCTTCCGCGTAGAGATCGAATAGGCCAACGACGCGATCGCCTTGCGGCCGCTGTCCGTCGTGAGGTCGACAGGAAGAGCTGCGATCTCGGCCTTGATCTCGGCGACGAACGCCGGGAGAACCGTGTCGTCACGATAGACGATGGCAGGCTCTGCCTTGATCATCTCGCCAACAGCAGCCGAGTTGTGGCCGATGGTTACGGGCCGTTCGAGGGTGGCGGCGTCGCTCATGAGAATCTCCGATCGGGAAGGGCTGCGGCCATCTCGCTGGCGAGGCGCGCGGTCATGTCGGCGCGCTGGGCGGCCAGAAGATCGCGGACGGGCTTGTGGTGCTGACGGCGGCGCTCGATCTCGGCGCGACGCGCGACGATCTCAGGCGTCACGACAGCGGCGCGGCGGGCGAGGGCGGCAGCCTTTCGCTCCATCGCACGGCGAGCGCGCAGGGCGACGAACGCGGCGAGGGCCTGACGGGCGAGGCGAGCGATCACGCTGCTGCCCTCCGCATGTCGGCGCGGAGCCAGTTCATGAGACGCATGCAAAGCGCGCGGCGAGCGGGGCAGCCGAGCTTGTTCGCATAGGTCAGCGCAGTGCGGACGTTCCGGAGGGCGAGCCCCAGCAGGCCGCGCCAGCTCATCGCCGCGCCAAGACCCTTGCCGGCGATCTC